TGAGAAAGCATGAGCTTGATCTCTGATACCTGGATGGGCATTTTCAGAAACCGAAATAATCTTTTCTACACATTGTTCTGCTAGTTCTTCAGGAGTAAATCCCCTGTTCTCTGTAGTTCTAACGCCTACAATCTGTTCATTCTGTGGTACACTTACATCTATCTTAAACATTTACATATCCATCCTTGGCTGACCATCACGATAGTTATCTCTTTTTAGTCTACCTTCACCCAACACCAATAACCTACTCATAGCTTCATCATACTTTTCTTTATACATTGCAAGAACATCTTGTTCTCCCTTCATAAAGATATACGCATTCACCAAGCTTCCATAAAGCAACGCTTGTTCTGCATTATCCCCTAGCCAAGAAGTGCTTGAGGTAACAATAGAAGGTGGATCAAAATAATAGTGCAATTGAACTACATAAGTTGCGTCTGGTGTTGGGGCTACTATGAAGTTTCCGTGAGAACTAGGTGATGTTACATCCCCATCAAACTCTGAGTAATACTTTGGCAGTCCACTTGTTGATTGATTTGGATATGCCTCACGCATAAAGTTTACATCTTTCTCAATAAGAAAGTTATAATTACTACTGCCGTCTACTACAGCAAAAGAGAATGGAGCTAGAAAGTCTGATGGTCTAGCAACGTATGGATTGTTTATAGTTACATTAGCAGTAACATTCTTCCTAAGTTCTGGAAGCATTACAGATCTATATATCAACTCCTCTGCTTGTCTAACAAACGTAGGTATCTCTGCAACAAAAGTTGTCTCGTTGTTCTCAGTAAAGTCCTGTATAGACTGTACTAACTCAGCGTAATTCATTCTTCAGCCTCATTATAAAGATTATCAAATACTCTATTCACATCTAGTGTATAGTCTAAATCGCTTTTTGAATAGTGTATATGCTGAGATGGTTTAAAATCTGGAGCACCTTTTCCAGTCTCAAACCAAGCAGGGTGCGTTACCCTTACACGATTATTAGGGAGTGCCACTACATTCCCAGTCCATTCTCCTGCATCAAGAAGCTGTAATACATGAGCCTGTTTGTGTTGAGCGGGGTCATCTGCAACATCAGTATCGGTGTAGTCTACAGTAAACAGATAATTTGCTGCAAACATTTCTCCGCCTATCTTAGCCATCCAAGGGCATGGTGTTGCCCTGTCAAGCTTGTATACTGCATGAGTATGGGATGGGCAGTCCCAAGGCTGTGCGTCATGTACCGCCATAGGCTCAGGCCATTCTTCAAGTGGTTCATCAGCTACTAAAGCAGTGATCGGCATCCTAGCCCACATTGCACCACCATGCACATTCTCTCCACCCTCCTCATCAGCCTCAGATCCTGTGAATATAACCTGAAAGCTTAGACATCTATTAGGCATAGTAGTTACAGCAATAGCCATAGCATGAAGGAACTCGCCGTGATAACGCTCATGGTTACATGTGTATTCACGACGAACCCAACACTTAAAATGTGGTATGTTGCTTTGAAGGTATGCCATTAGTTCAATTGAACTTTATCCGTTACGAGTAAATCTTTGTGGCCTAGCTGCACCGCTACCGCGAGCAACACCACCCTTAGCCATACCCTTCTTCTTCATAGAGCCGCCCATACCTTTTTTAACAACACCACCTTTGGCGTAACCTTTCTTCTTCATAGCTCCTCCTTTAGCCATGCCTTTCTTTTTCATCATACCACCGCCCATTTTTTTAGTAGCCTTTTTAGCAGCCGCACCTGCTGTTGCTGCGCCCGTTATAGGACTTAAAAATTTAGCTGCGGTTGAAACAGCTTTACCTAATTTTTTACTAGCGGGAGTAGATCCTGTTCTTCCACTTGTTTTTCTATTTCTAGCTCTGTCACCTCTTTTGGGTTTTGTTTTTTCTGACTCTGGTCTTGGCTTTGGCTTTACCATAGCTGCGGGTCTTTTCTTAGGCTTTGTAGCACCTCCGTCTTTCATTTTACCTACACCATCAGCAGCAAAGAATGGGACTTTCTTTCCGCCCTTCTCTACCATTTTAAGCTTACTTCCTTTGCTCATAGCAACAGGTTTTTTCTTCATAACTCCGCCTTTTGCGTAGCCTTTCTTTTTCATTGCACCGCCTTTAGCATAACCTTTTTTTTTCATAGCCATTTTAATCTCCTAAGTTGTGTTAAGTTGACCGCCCATACCGCTATGATATTGGCAATAGTAGTAAAGAGTAGGTGCGCTTGCTGCAACTGTAATAGTAGTAGTATACGCACTATCATCTTTTACAACTCCTGTTGTGTATTCAGACCCACCACCAGTGTGTGTTCCATCTGAAGTGGTAGAGAATCGCAAAGGATGGCTTGTTGCTGCTGACCAATTGAATACATACGTTTGACCTTCAGAAAGAGTTAGTGTTGCCTGTAGAACACTATCTATATAGTATCGATTACCCGATCCAGGGTTGGAAACTGTAACAGTAAACGTATCAGCTATAACATTAGCTACAGAACCTACTGTGCCTGTACTTGCTAGACCTGTAACACTAACAGACACGTTTCCTGTTGTTGTGCTAACTGTGACAGAACCAACACCGCCTGTAGCAGATACTCCAGTCACTGTCTCCACCTCTGTTGTAGTAACAGATACCCTACCAACTGATGCAGTCATAAGGGTTCCCTGACTTCCTACAGGATTAAACCCGTACAAAGCTCTACTTTCCAACAAAGCCCTATCAGGTCTTGGGTCACGCAAGGACTGAGGATCGTTTATCTTTAACCTACCAAGAAAGTTTTGTGGCTGATCGGGATCAACAACATCTCTCCCAACAAGAAATCCTGTCTTAACTCCATTGTTATATTCAGGAACAAGATCTTTTAAAGGGTATCTAAACCCTGTCTTATCACAGAAACCAAAGGCATATTTAGCTTTTGCGTAACTCATTAGCCACCCATAAAGGTATCAAAAGGAACAAACTTGATTGACGCTGTTTCCTCATCTTCACCTGCTGCAAGTTGAAACTGAAATTCATACTCTTGCTTCAGGGCTGCTGTTCTAGAAGCAGCCTCTGGTCTTTTCATAGCTATATAATAAGCTAGTCCAGAAACTAATGCAGGTACAAAGCGTGGTGGTACAGATGTCACTGAAGAACCTATACCAGAAGTCAGACCGTCTATACCTTTGAGTCTAAAGTACGATAAGGTATATGTCGTTGTGCTGTCTGGCACAGGCCATAAGGTTATTTTTGTTTCCGTTGGGAGCCTTTGGACGTAGATCTGGGTCGGCCTACCTTGCGTTTCTTTGTTGGTTTGTTGGGCGTAGGTTGCGACACTGATCCTTTGGATGGTGGTATCGGTTTGATTTGTACCTGTACCTGTTCGGATTTGGTGTTCGAGGATGTCAATCGTGTCCGAAGGTAGCGTATAAGTCGCAGTACCTGCCGTAATGGATAGAGTATTAGATTCAATAGTGAAGAGATTAAGCCCACGGTTTTGCCACTCCAATGTTAAAATGTTAAGGCTCCTACGAGCCGTTTTAAGATCATAGCCTGAACGCATCTCAAGACCTGCTCGCTCATAAGCTTCTTCAAATAACTCTGCTAGATCTGGTGTTACTACTGCCATGATGGTTTCCTATGTAACTACACTTCTGTATCGTTTCGTTTTCTTTGCAATTTTTTTAGGTTGAGCCACATACTGCTTGCCTGAAGCCTTGCCTGCTCGCTTTGCTCTTGATGTGGCTGCATACTCAGAAGAGCTAAGAGACTTAATAGCCGAAGAAGGGAGGTAGCGTTCGCCAGTAGCATTACCGCCTTGGGTAGAAGGCTTGCCACTTTTAGTTCGCCACTTCTGTTTAGTCCAAGATTTAAGGCTTTTTTGAGACTTTTTTAGAGCCATTTCTTATTATACCTTTTAAAGTTTTAGCCTGACTAGCGTGTGTCTTTGAAGCTTTGTTTAAACCCTTTACGACTTTTTTTACTTTCCTTCTATTCTTATTAGTAAGTGCCATCAATCTTTGTAACCTCCCCCTGCTTTTTTGTAAGCTTTAGCAAGCATCTGAGCTTTTCTAGCAGACCATTGTCCAGGTGCTCCGCCCTTACCACCTGCTTTTATTCTATTAAATATACGCTTTCTTTTTGTAGGCTGAGTATAGTTACCTGCCTGATTAACTTTACTCTTGGTTTTCCCACCTTCACCCATACGAATTATATTAAGGTCTTTAGCGTCATCACCTGTAGAGCTAATACTTGAAGGAGCCATGTTTTTAGAAATGCTTTTTTTTCTTTTAGCTTCGGCACCTCTAATTGTTTTTTGCATTGCAACTTTTTTTTCATTAGCTTTTGTAGCTTTAGATGAATCCTTTTTTGCTTTTCTTTTACGAACAAATTTACCAATGGCTTCCACAAGTGGGGAAGGATGCTTTCTCTCATATGCCATTTTGTTACCTTTCAATTGACTTCCCATCTGAGCACGAGAGATAGCCATCTAACACTTCCATCTTTTTCTAGCCTGTCTCAATCTACTGTTAGGATCTTTAGCTGCTTTAGGAAACTGTTTCATCTGCCCTGCTGATCTTGCACAAAATGACTTACGTCTATTAGCCGCTTTACTTCCTGGCTTAACTTTACCAGTAACAGCAGTCTTTAACTTAGATCCTGGATTCTTTTTACGATATGCTGCAACACCTGCTTTAGTCATTCCCGCCCCAGATTTAGTAGGACGGAAATTCTTTTTGTTGCGTTTGGGCATTTCACCCTTTTTCTTCACAGTCATAATTACTCCAGTATTAGAGTTATCACTGATCCAGATCCGCTCAACGCAGAAACAAAACAACCATTGTCTGCCAGTATACCATCGTTAGGAAGAAACACATCGTTCCATCCCGCAGGCATTGTAAGATCAAGAAGCGTATCTCCTGTAGCAGATCCATTCTTGATCGTAAAAGCAGTTGTGTTAGTGCAGTATACCAGAACCCCTTGCAGCCTGCTGCGAGAAGGCCCAACTAAGCCTGCTGAAAAACCTGACTGAGCAACGTTAAAAGCTCGTACCTCTTGTCCTGCCATGTCTATCTCCTATTAAGGTTGAACAGCAGTATTAAAAGCCTGAGCATACATTACTGTTATAACAACTGATCCCGCATTCGTACCTGCGCTTGAAGTAGCTGTTAGTTTTAAATCGGCTGAACCAGTGTTCTTCCATGTAAGTGTACCGCCACCAGAAGCACCTAAAGCCTTAATACCTACAGTGGTTCCAGAAGCAACAGCATTAACAAGAGTTGCTGCACCGCCTACAGTATCACCAACACTAATATTTGTTGTGGTGTTAGCAGCTACTTCTAAATCGATAATTATATC